ATAGAGCTTGCCCTCCGGTCGGTCGCTTACCGCTCCGCTCGCCATGGCTCGCTCCGCCTGAGTTAGTCGCATTTAACTCCGCTTGTGGCTCGCTCCGCTCGCCCATGTGTTAGTCCTAACTAACTCGTTCGCGAAAAAAGAGGGCAACCGAAGCTACCCTCTCTGAATCATTTTTCAATTTCTTTTTTCAATTTCTTTTTTTCAACTCTGTCTGAAATTCAAGAAGTTCTTCTATAGCATCTGCAAAGAGTACATCCAATTCTTCTTTAGTTCTTGCATACGTCATATAGTTAATAGTTGCTAATACTTTATCTTTATCAAAGTAAACTCTCAAGTTCATATCTTTTCAACCTCTCATTCTCTATAAATTCATTCCAATTTCCAACAGATGCCAGAATGTACATATACTCAGCCGAAAGACCGATTTCATAAGTTGATTCTCGTAACACAATATTTGAACGAATTTCAACTCTATGTTCTGGTGAATCATCCGTATAGTAAGTTCCATAATCACAGTCATTGTAGACTGATTCCAACTTACCCGTATCACGGAATATGAAACCAACATTGAAGTTTTCAATCTTTCCCATCTCTCTTGCTCCTGTTTTCTTTGGTACTCCCGCAATTGTAATTTTGAATGTTCCATCTTCTCTAACATATGCATACTTCTTTGCTCCTAACGTCTTAAACTGTTTATATGTTTCTTCGTATTCATATACACCTAAGTAGTGTGTAATGCCCTTTTTATCATCTGCAAAACCTTTATTTGAAATACTGAGTTCTCTTAGTCCCTTGTTGTACTCTTCTATCTTCCGAATAATTCTCTTATAATCATCACGAACAAGAAACTTGACTGAATCAGTATCACAATATACAAAATTATCTCCCACAATGTTTATCATCTCCTTGAGTTTTAACCTTGCCCAAGCAGTTACCCAACAACCCCATGCATACAACAAAAATGCTTTCTTGTTGTATTTCTCAAGTTTTTCTCCTATGTCTACGATTTCCTCAAGTTTAAATGCCTGTTCTGGTTCATCCATATAGATAACATCTGGTTTCACAGGGTTCTGGGCACACATCCCATACAATGAGTTGATTAACTCTTTACTTCTCATGTAGTTCAACTCTTGACCCTCAACATTCTTGAGTGATGTTTTCTTGTGAAACAAGTCAATTACTAAATCTCTAAATGCTTGTGGTAAGTACCCGTATTTCGCGATATATACTTGACTAATTTCAACTTCACCGACATATTCACTCTTGACTATCTTCCAATCTATGTCATTGAACACATATACAGCCTTGTCAGCACTCAACACCCGTCCATTGTCGACTACTTGACCGCTTATCTCAACAGCCTTGTCAAGACTGAGGTATGGCGCTCCGTAGTATATATCCCTCTGCTGTAGATGTGTGATAGTAAACACGGCAATGAAACAGCAATCTCTGACTTTACATTTTCGCTCAAGTTCTTCAATATCAGTTATCATTCTAGGAGTGAATGCACTCATAGGAAACCTATAATTCAACATAACATCGGGGTAACTACTTGCCCTGTCAAAACTTGCCACGTTTTCAAGTATCTGATTAACATGATACCTATTAGCGTGTGTATCGCCACCACGGAACTCGAGTCTTAACAGTCTATATACATCGGTATTGCACATCATAGCATGAAGTTGATTATAGTTATATGACTTCATCGCATTCTTGGCAAGCCGTCTGACATACCCCGTAGATGTAAGTGGTAATGAATAGAGTGTGTCATTTTCCATTCTCATTCTCACTCTCATAGCTTCAAGGAGTCCTACAACGTCATTACAGCAATAGTGTAATTCCTCTTGTGTCATTTCAGTCCATGGGTAACGTTTTTTGGAATAGTCAAAAACAACCCCACTGAGTTTCTGGTGAGCAACACCCATATCTTTTGTGAATGCGTCCAACCCCTTGTTGGTCTGTATATAGGAACACCGGAACTGTACTCCGTCAATGTCCGCTCTCACAACCTTTCTTGACTTGAGTGAGAATACCTTGTCTTTCCTAAAGGGCAACCAATGACGCATGAATTGGAATTCATAACTAAGGTTATGTACCCAAACCATCACGGTAATACCGTCATGGTAGAAGCTGTCAAGTAGTTCAATGAACTCTTCCCATGTTCTACCGAAGCAGTACCATATATTGTCAGTCCTCAAGTCCATTACCGCAAATTGCCATATGTACATGACACTCTGTTCAATCTCATCCAGATATGTAGTCTCAATGTCAAAAGCACACATACAGTTGCGAAATAAGGTCTTGTCAACTTTCTTTCTTCTGTTGTAGTTTCTGGCAATTGGAATACCTCTGATAATATCAGAAAGATACTCTCTTGGGACTTCTTCTACGGAATTCGCTTTCAAATTCTCTATACCTCTCAATTATCTTTTCTGGTTTTTCATCTGAGTGTTCCAGAAATATGTCTACTGCCTTGTCGCTGTCGTAGATAATGTCCTGTGAATGTTCTCTCACTTTTTCCATGAACTCATAGAATTTGCTTGCCTGTCGATAGTTCTTGAAGTAGTCAGTTCCGAAAGTTTCATTAAGAAGTTCAACAGCTTTTTTTCTCATACGCTTTCTTTCAGCAATCACAAAAGTCTTGTTCTTTAATGCCGATTCCGCTTCACGGATTGCCATTTCCAGATTCCTTTTAGAACCAATTTTAGACACACTAGGTATTCTAGGCTCTATATATGCCTTTGCTTTTTCAACGTCTTTAGCATAGGCACTTTTAGATACAGTTTTTATTTGTTTCACAAGTTTATTCCTTAACTCTCTGTACTTGACTTCAAGCTGTATTCTACTTGCTGATTTCCTCGCCATATTTACCACCTTTCCTATCTAAGAGGGAGAGTATAACATTCTCCCTCAGTACAATCATTAACGTGTTACTTCTCGAAGTCCCCAACTTTTCAGCCAGGGAATCGAGGTTGTTTAATATCCGTTCGTCAAAATTGATACTCACAGTTTTCATTTCTTTTTCCTTTCATCTAAACCAAACACAATCATTCCTACCATGTAACCTACGATAAAACCTAACACCAAAAGACTCATTTCTTTACCTCTGCAAATGTGTATGAAATGCTTTTGATAGCATCACCTAATGTAGATGAAAATATTTTATTGTTAATTAAGAAATTGATAAAGTATGTATCTGGTGAATCATAATATACAACTTCAACACTAACACCCTTTTTTAACATGAAAAAAGTGTTATCAATAATAACGGTTTCGATTCGTTCACCTTTTTCAATCATCTTTTTCATTTCTTCAAGTGTTTTTCTTATTTTTCTGTTATTCATTGTTATTCTCCTTTTCGAAATATTATGTTTCCCTGTTACAAGTATATAATACCACACTTACTGTTGAATGTCAACAACCAATTCGAAAAATTTTTTGACAAACCGAAAATATTATGCTATTATAATATCGTACTTAAGAAGTACGTCCGAAACGACAATATAATAAGAAAGGAGTAAAACAATGGTTAGAACTATTACAACTACAGTAATGACTCTCTACTACAAAGAGAAAGGTTCTGAGGAAATCAAAACAGCAACACGAGAATTCGTCGGCACATCATGGACACAGACAAAGATGTACAACGATATGAAGAAAGACGCTGAACTTATTCCGTCTGGTGCAACTGTAGAAAACATTACAACAGAGACAAAGTTCAATACTTACCATCTGTCAGATGAAAACTTCATCAAAGCGGCAATTGCAGAACTCGAAGCATCTGGCGGCGTATCAACAGAGCCGCTTGAAGACATGAAACCAGTAGTGGACTAACACTACACAACTTTCGATTCGCTATTCTAATCACTAACTATACAACGTTTCACGTGAAACATTGAAACCGAAAACTCCTCATATAATCAGTGTTACGTTTCACGTGAAACATTAAAAAGGAGAAAATAACATGGACATTTTAAGAACAAATATTATGGACAATGAGTGGACAATGGATTTATCGTATGATATGTTTGAATCACCGGACAGACTTCGGGGCACAGACCTTAAAGGTGAACAGGTACATATCGACAAATATTGTCTGTACGTAGAAGAAGACGCACAGGGCAATCCTACTAAAATCCTCACAGTATCAACAACCGAGGGTTATGTATTTGCTACCACATCTGCCGCATTCATCCGCACTTTCGACCGCATTATGGAACTCGCACGTAAGTGTAAAGTCGAGAATGTGTGCATTGAAATCATTGCAGAACGTAGCAAGAACAACCGTGAATACATCACAGCAAAATATGTCAAGTAGGAAAAAATCCAACCTGTACACAGAACAAGGATATTTGAACATTAAGAGGATAGTCGACTATGGCTATCCTTTTAATTTTATATGGGGAGGCAGAGGTACAGGAAAGACATACGGTGGGTTGAAGTATGCCTTGGAAGAACACAAGACCTTTATGTATTCGAGAACAAAACAGACACAGCTTGACAAAATCAAGAATAAAGAACTGTCACCACTCAAACCTATTAACGATGATTTAGGGTATAACATACAGCCTTATGCTATCAATAACATTGCAGGATATTATCACACGGAAGAGGATGAAGATGGTAAAACAACGCCAGTGGGAAAACCAGTAGGTTATGGTTCTGCTATCACAACGCTGTCAAACTTACGTGGATTCTCAGCAGAGGATGTTTCACTTTGGATATGGGACGAATTTATTCCGCAGAAAGGAGATAGAGTCCCCCGTGGCATCGCAGAATCGTTTCTGCACGGGTATGAAACCATGAACCGAAACAGGGAGTTAAAAGGACTGCCACCTCTACAGGTGCTGTGCTTCTCAAACTCTGATAACGTAGGCTGTGAGTTGTTCGCCAGTCTGGGACTGATAAGAAAAGTTGCCGATATGTCGCGGAAACGACAAGAAACAGCTTTCCTCAAGTCAAGGGGAATAGCACTTTATAATCTGTGTAACAGTCCTATCTCTAAAGCGAAAGAAGAAACGGCACTCTATAAGATGGTAGGCAAGAATAGTGGCTTTTCACAAATGGCACTTGGAAATGAGTTCTACGATACGGACTACTCAGATGTCAGAACCCAAAACTTATCCGAATATCTCCCATTGGTATTCTTTGAGGAAATCGCTATCTATGAACACAAGTCCTCAGACATACTTTATGTTTGCAAACACAAACAGGGTACACCAATTCGTACATTTACTGGTATAAACGAGAAAAATATCAAGGCTTTTAAACGGTACTATGCATGGATATGGAACATCAACTACCTTGAGGACAAAATCTATTTTGAGGACATCGAATCGAAATTTCTTCTTGACAGTTACTTTCATATGTAATATACTGTATGTGTAGGGAAAACAAAAGTCCGTAGCACAAGGACACACAGCGGAACTGTGGTGCATGGGTTAGTCCAACTCTTGAAACGGACTTTCCCTACTTTGACACTGTTTGCACATAGTTCCGAAAGAAAGTGGGTGAATGAATGGACTTAAATACAATCAGCACTATTTTTGCAAACCTTGGTGTGCCAGTATCTTGCCTCGCTGTGACGTTCTACCTTTGGTATCAGGAAATGCAGTCACACAAAGAAGAGGTAAACAAACTACAGGACGCACTCAACAACAACACACTGGTATTGCAGAAACTTCTTGACCGAATGGGAGAGGGGGATGCACATTGAACATATCAGCAGAAATCATTGCAAAAACAGCGGAACACACAAAAGGTTATATGCTTCATCCCCACACAGATGTGTATGGGGAAATGAAAGTAGATACCAAAAACCTTGACTTGATGTTACGTGACGCACCAACATATGACAGCAATGTAATTGCATCCATGCCAAAAGGTAGTACATTTTTCGGATATGGTTTCACAGATTCCACCCTCAAATGGGTGTTAGGTCAGTATACCATGCCAGATGGAAAAATGATTGCAGGATTTGCACACATTGACTATTTAATTAAAATCAAAAATTAAAAACTAAAAGGAGAAACAAAGCTATGACAATGAATGACATTATCGCATTAGCGGGTGCGGGCTTTACGAAAGCCGACATTATGTCGCTTATGAACAGTCAGACTACAGTGCCGTACCAGACACCAGCACCAGCACCAGCACCAGCACCAGCACCAGCACCAGCACCAGCACCAGCACCAGTGGTACAGCCAAACATGGGAATGCCGCCAGTTCCAATGGGAGCGATGGCACAGACTGTAGTCACACCACCTGAATTATTACAGGGTCAGCTTACAAGTCCGGCAATGGCTGGACAGGCTCAGAGTCAGATGCTTGATTACGCTTTTCAGCAGGGGAATTACAGTGGGATGCCGACTCAGAGCGTGGTGAACAGACAGTTCCCAAACAATGACCAGTTGACAAATTCCATTAATGCACTGACCAGAGCGGTACAGGCAAATGGAATCACACAGGATTTATCTGGTGGGAATCATGTTCCAACTGTCGATGAAATGACAGCCGCTATTATTAATCCACCAGAAATTATGAATAGGGGGTAAATTATGGGGTCACAATCATATCTGGATAGTAGTACTACAAGTGTTTCAAATTTCGGTTCAGTTGCAACTCTGAATTCTATCATTAGTCAAGCTACGGGCATTAGTAATATAGAGGCGGTGAGTGGACGCGATTTCATGTCTGTTGCTACCATAGCATTAGGAATTGCACCAGATGCATTACTTAATGCTATTTCACAGGTTATTTCACGAACTATTTTTTCAATCCGTCCGTATAACCGTAAATTTGCAGGACTTTTCGTGGACAGCATGAAATGGGGAAACCATGTTAGAAAAATTAACATTGGCGATAGAGATTGGGAAAAGAATGTTTCCTATGACTTAGTTGACGGACAGAGTATTGATGCGAACATTGTGAGTAAACCAGACATTTTACAGACCAATTTTTATGGGCAGTGTGTTTACAGCAAACATTATACCATTTTCCGTGATCAGTTAAATATTGCTTTGCAGAATGAGGAAGAGTTTGAAAGATTTTATACCATGCTTGTCCAGAATACCATGGACATGATTGAGCAGTGCCACGAGAATACCGCGAGGGCAACTATTTGCAACTTAATCGGCGGAAAAATAAAAAGTGATACTACAAATGTTATTCACCTCGTAACAGAATACAATGATGTGACAGGTCTTGCACTTGACAGTGACACAGTGAAGAAACCAGAAAATTTCGTGCCGTTCTATAAGTGGGCATTTTCCAGAATTAAGACGATTTCTGGATTCTTCACAGAAAGGTCATTACAGTATCATGTTAATATCACAGGGCATAATATCATGCGTCACACACCTGTACAGAATCAGAGACTGTATCTCTACACGCCAGAAATGAACAACGTGGAAAGCTCTGTATTTTCAAGTGTGTTCAATGAGCAGTACTTGAAGATGATGGATTATGAGGGTGTGAATTTCTGGCAGTCGATTAAAACCCCGATGGGTATTAATACAAAAGCACGTTATATTACTGCTTCTGGTAACATAGACGAGGATGCTGATGGTACAGCCACATCTAACATTTTCGGAATCCTTATGGATGAAGAGGCGGCAGGAATCACTACCTACGGGGCAAGAACAGCTACTACCCCATACAATGCAAGGGGTGAGTACATGAATGTTTGGTGGCACTTTAACGACAGGTATTGGAATGACTTCACAGAAAATGCAGTTGTTTTTCTGTTAGATTGATATTTTGGTTTCACGTGGGACGTTGTTATAATGTTTCACGTGAAACATTTTCTGAGGTGATGTTATGAGTTTTGAAGTTAAATTATACAGGGTTGCGAAACGGAAAAACAGTATGTACATTCCAAATGGTGAAGCAGGAAGAACCTTGAACTGCGTAGTGAAAGAGGGAACAGGGGTATTGACTCCTGTTATTACGATTGCTAATGCGGCAGAAACTTTCAACCCGTCAGTCTATAACATGGCATATATTGAAGCATTTTCAAGGTGGTACTGGATTACTGATTGGAAAAATGAAGATAATATGTGGACTTGTTCTCTTCGGGTTGATGTTCTGGCAACGTATAAGACGGAAATAGCAGATTATAACTATTATGTAGTTCGTTCTTCTACTTCTTTTGACGGTGGTATTGCAGATGCCCTTTACCCTAAAAAACCACAGGTTCATAGACAAACTGTGACTGGCGAACCGTTATGGCAAATTGAACAGGGTTTCGATGTAGAAGGGTCTTATGTACTTGGAATTGTCAATAAACAGGGACTTTGTAACTATTACGCTATGAATCCGGCAAACTTTAAAAAATTTGCGAATGCGATATTCGGTAATATTAAGTGGATGACAGGAGACGGAATATCGGGAATATCTGACAATCTGATACAGATAGCAGTGAATCCAGCTCAGTATATTACATCTGTGATATGGTTTCCATTCACACTTGGCGGTACAGAAATGTCGGGTATTTCTATCGGTTGGTGGGATATTACTGGACTAACATTATACAAGCTGAGTGATGATTTATGTAAAACAAAAACAACTTCTGTGACTCCGACATCCCATCCTCAGTTAGAACGTGGTGATTATCTTAACTGCCAGCCGTATAGATATATTAGGATATATATTCCGCCTTTTGGTTCCCTCACTGTTGACAGTGGAAAAATAAGAGATGGTGAAACTATCAACATAAGTGCGGATATAGACCCACGTACAGGTCATGCATTATGCAGACTATCAATTGAAAATACTGGCGGTGGACATGAATTGCTTGGAATTATGTACTCAAATATTGGTGTCGCTATTTCAACAAGTGATATCAAAACCAATTACTCAAATGTATCATCGGGAGTAAGTAATGCTCTAGGTTCATTGTTTAAACTTGATATTGGTGGTTTCGCTAAAGGAGTTGTTGATAGTGCTATGGCGGTAGGTTCGGCTGAGGTTTCTACGAAAGGTGGACAAGGTTCTACTATCGGCTTAACTTCTTATGTATATTGCTATATTGACTGTATGCTGTTAGTTGATGAAGATAGAGCGGATAACGGTAGACCTTACTGCAAAAACGGTAAATTCTCAACACTTGGTAATGGTTATTATGAGGTTGAGAATGGTAGTACCCCATTGTTAGGGGCATATCAGACAGAAATTGATGAAGTTAAAAACTTCTTGGAAAGTGGGGTGTATTATGCGTAGTTATTATGACGAGGGAAAAGGAACTGCCCTTATCTTTTATCTGTTGGGAAAACAGCAAGGTGGTGGGACAGTACCACCGATTACACCGGCAGGGGAATGGAAAACTGTAGTTACTGATACATCGGCAGGGTATCTTAACGATGCTGATATGAAAAGTAACGCTACCATTATTTGGGACTATTTCTATCAGAAATTAGGATGGAATGTGAACAGTGTTGCGGCTCTACTTGGAAATATGCAAGGTGAGAGTACATTGAATCCAGGCTTGATTGAAGTTGGTGGCGGTACTACATCGGCAGGGGCAGGACATGGACTGGTACAGTGGACACCGGCTACTGATTTATACAAAGTTCTTGACGTTCTTTACGGCGGACATGAGGACTGGTATGATGGAAACAAACAGCTTGGCGTAATATATGCCGAATATCAAGAGAGTGTTGGCGAAGCACACAGAGGTATCGAACCGCAGTGGTATAAAACTACCAAATATCCATGCGATTTCAGACAGTGGGCTTTTAATCAGCTTAACTATGATTTGGAAAAATTAACCTACGCTTTTGCGGCAAATTACTTGCGTCCAGCTGTAGTGGAACAGCCACGGAGAGTTGAGTACACGCGAAAGTGGCTTGAATATTTTTTAAAGGGGTGATATGATGAATGTTTTTAGTACAAATGTACCTGTTAGTTATGACATGATTAACTTGTATACTTCCAGTTATTCACCGTCTACATTGCACTGCAAGAACACTCAGTTATATTCCTATTTTCTGAGGTATCTACTACAGAAATGTATGTCGGTGTTCAAGTGGGATTTACCGGAAGAATGGGACAAGAATTACTTCCTGTATACTCTGTATTGTTGGGGATTCTTATGTGTTTTCCACACCGACAAATATGGCGTGATTCCACAGGCTTGCGGATTGCAGGGGTATAATATTTTTTATCAACCGACACAAGTTAATATCGCAAACCCATTGCTGACAGGTATTAACATAAAAACCATAAATAAAGATTGTGTGATTTTAAGATTACAACCAGATTGGTGTGGTGTAATGGATATATGCTCTTATTATGCTGACAATATGGCACTGACCGCGGAAACTTGTGAAATTAATATAGCGAACAGTAAGTTAGCTTATATGTTTGGTGTTGATGGAAAAGTACAGGCTGAGGCATTAAAGAAAACGTTTGATGAAATTATGAAAGGGAATACAGCAGTATTTTATGGAAACAATCTGAGAAGAAGAGATTCCATGGGGAATACCACTGAACCTTGGACAACGTTTGCAAATAAGTTGCGAGACAATTTCATTGCACCAGATTTGCAGGACACTCTTAGACGGTGGGAAGAAATGTTCTGTAATGACGTTGGTATTCCGAACGTAAGGTCAGACAAGAAAGAACGATTGATCACTGCTGAAGCTGAGAGTAATAACTTCGAAACACAGAGTAAGTGTGATTTGTGGCTTGAAGAATTACAGAAAAGCTGTAGGCGAATCAATGATATGTTTGGTGACAGACTGAGTAGTAGCGTGTGGGTTGATTGGCGGAAAGGTAGGGAAGATGGTTAAGATAACGATTGCTTTTCTGGTTGCTGTTGCTATTATTGTGTGGGCAGACTTTACAAAATGAGGTGATGATGTGAGTGCTTATGTTTCCGTGATAGGATTACTTAACTGGGATGAAAATATCATTGACAATACGTTTCTTGACGCGTTCATAGCATTGTTCAAGACCGAAACAATAGCAATGAATATGTTGGAACGTTTGGAAGATTTACTTGTATACGAGTGTGGTGAGTTGGAAGTTACGTTGCCTAACCCAACGTTTTTTAAGAAGATTGTCAAAAGTTGGGCAGACAATCAGACAGGAGTGTGGAAAGCGTACTACTCAGCACAACAGGCTGTAGAGGTTGATGTGAGTAACATTTTACTGGGAAATACTCAAGAAGTGCTGACAGGAAAAGATAACATGACAGGTAGTCGAATATTACGCCGCGGCGGTAGCACTAATCTAAGTCACAATGAATCAGGTGATATTAATACTTCTGTATATGGATTTAATGAGAGTGAAGCAAAACCAAAAGATACTGCAACCACAACAAACAACTTTGAGGAACTTAATAGTATAAATACACATGATGATGAATCATTAGAAAATATGATGGACAGAAATCAGACGAAAACATTCACAGATTATGGGAAATTTTTCGACTCAGCTAGCAGATTAAATATGGTTGCCGAAATGAATGTTATCAACAAAATTGTGTATGATTTTAGAGACAGATTCTGTTTGAGCGTTTATTAAAAGGAGGTATAAATATGGCATTTTGGAATAAGTTCCCTTTTACCAATTTCCACGAAATGAATCTGGACTGGTTGATTTCAACCATGAAAGACCTTGTGAATGGATATAGCAATTTCACAGCCGAAGTAACAAACAAGATTAAAACACAGGATAACAAAATTGATACGTTTGTTGATGATTACACTAAAAAAGTAGATAAAATACCGCAACTTGTACAAACTGAAACCATTGACATAATGGACAGATATAGAGCAGATGGTACGTTTAGCGAAATTATAGAATCCACATATGGGGCGGTAAGTTATCT